ATGGGGCACTACACAATCCCTGCGGAGCATACGGGGTACATTATGCAAGGGCAGATCTCATCCGGCACCCCAACAAACGGATATGTAGTTGGTCGACTGAAAATTAAAGACCCCAACGGGGTGGTTCACACTGGAGCAATTGTTACTTTCTATTCTGGTTCAGTGTCGTATGACTTTAAATATCCGATTGCTATTCCAGCAGGGTCGTGTGTTACTGCAACGGCAGTGACTACAAAAAACGACGAGCTTGTATCTTGCTACTTTCAGCTAGTTTTAGTAAAAGGGGCAGCACGCCCCGGTTACAACATTCCTAGGAATTAAATATGGACGGTTTAGCCCTTATCCCTGTTGCTCGTGCGTCTGATCTTGAAGCGCAAGCGCGTCGTGAGAGTCTTGCTCAAAACAATAAGCCCTTAATTCAGGGGTTGGCTGCGCATGTGCGAGACCGCTGGACTACAGCTAAAGATTCTAAACGCGAGCTGGAAGAGCGTATGCTGCGGTGTTTGCGCCAGCGTAAAGGGGAATATGACCCCGAGATTCTTAGCGAGATTGTGCAGCAGGGTGGGTCACAGATCTACGTCAAGCTAACCTCGGTCAAGTGCAGAGCGGCTACAAGCTGGCTGCGCGATACGCTTCTTGGTACAGGCTCGGATAAACCTTGGCGCCTAATGCCGACTCCGCTGCCGACACTGCCAGAAGAGAAAATCCAAGCACTGCAGGCTCGCATGGCCGCACAGTTGATGGATATGTATGCCGCCGGTGGCGTACCTCCCGATGAGGAGACCCTTAAAACTGCAGCAGCGCAGATGAAAGATGCGGCTATCCGTCAGCTTAAGGAAGAGTCCGAGGAGCGTGTTGCCCGCATGGAGCAGCAGATGGAAGACCAGCTCATCGAAGGTGGCTGGCTCAAAGCGCTGAACGAGTTTTTGGACGACCTAGCTACTTTCCCGTTCGCAGTGATCAAAGGGCCTGTCAAGCGTAAACGCGTTAAGCTTGAATGGCAGAATGGCCAGCTTGCTGAGACCGAGAAGATTGTGCGCGAGTGGGAGCGGGTTGATCCGTTCAATATCTACTGGGCACCGTGGGCCTCAAACTTGCAGGACGGTTTTGTTATTGAGCGCCATAAGTTAACGCGTACTGACCTAGAAGCTCTTATCGGCGTTGATGGGTATAGCGAAGCTTCGATCCGTGCGGTGCTTGCTGACTTTGAACGAGGGTCTCTGCGCGAGTGGTTGTGGACAGATTCTGCTCAGGCTGATGCAGAAGGTAAAGATGCTACTGAGGTTGTACACACAGACGACCTGATTGATGCGCTGCAGCTATGGGATGTGGTGCCTGGCTCTATGCTCGTAGCATGGGATAGAACTCTTGAAGAGTCTATTGACCCACAGAAATCTTACCCGTGCGAAGTTTGGTACATCGGCACTACAGTTATTCGCGCTGTGCTTAACTACGACCCCCTGGGGCGTAAACCTTACTACTCGACTTCATACGAGAACATCCCTGGAGCAGTCGCAGGTAACGGTGTTACAGATCTAGCCCGCGACGCTCAGATGATGGTAAATGCCTCAGCCCGTGCTTTGGCTAACAACATGGGTATTTCTTCTGGCCCTCAGGTCGGTGTAAATATCTCGCGTCTACCCGCAGGCCAAGATCTCACCCAGATGTACCCATGGAAGATTTGGCAATTCCAAGCTTCTGACTTTGCTGACAACACTGCACCTATTACTTTCTTCCAGCCGGGTAGTAACGCTGGTGAATTGATGACGGTGTTTGAGAAGTTTGCCAGCCGCGCTGACGAAGACACGATGATCCCTCGTTATATGAGCGGAGAGCATGTACCAGGAGCCGGTCGCACATCATCTGGTCTGTCGATGCTTATTAGCAACGCAGGTAAAGGGATTAAGCAGGTCATTAACAACATCGACCACAACATTATTATCCCGATGCTTGAGCGGCTGTACCACGATAATCTGCGATATGAGCAGGACATGGATTTGGTTGGTGACGTCGAGATCGTGGCAAAAGGTGCTAATAGTCTCGTGATTAAAGAGTCTGAGGCTGTACGGCGTAATGAGTTTTTGAATCTTGTCCTTAACAGCCCTGTCGCCCAGCAGATTGTTGGTATGAACGGTGCGGCTGAACTGCTACGCGACGCAGCTAGGAATTTGAGCGGTAACGTAGATAGGATTGTTCCAGATAGGCAGCAGCTTAGTGTTGTAGAACAGCAACAGCAAGTAATTGCACAGTTGCAGCAGCAGCTAGCAATGCTTACCGGAGCACAGGATCAAGTTCAAGGGCAAATGCCAAGCCAGCAGAGCGCTAATATTCTGCCGGACGGATCGCAGATGGGCGGAAGAGAATCTAATTATGTTTCCGCTAGACCAAACAACGCATAACTTGACATTTTAAAAAATGAATGTATTTTTAGGGAGTAAGCCGGACCGGAAACATCTTGTGGTACTTAATAAGTGCCGGATGCCCGAGATGGCGGACTTAATTTCGCTCTTTACTGCAAAACTGGAAGAAACAAAAACTTCGCTTATGTCCGCAGACGATATGGCTAGAGTCCACCGTCTACAAGGAAGGGCAGAGGTTTTGAACGATTTTCTGGAGGCGATTGAACAATCGCCTTCGGTTTTGGAGCGTCTTAAATAGGCGCATTATCTAAGCACACCATTATGCATATGAGGCATACATTCGATGCGCTTCAGAAAGCAGAGTTGGTGCTTTAAGGAGATGTGAACAAATGGCTTTACCTAAGCAGATTGAACAGCAGTTGAAGGAAATTGAAGCGCTTGAACAGAAGTTAGCGGCCCCTAGCGAAACAAACGAAACGCCAGTGGATACCCAAACCGAGGCACCGCCTCAAGAGCCAGAAACTGTACAGACTGCAGAAGTACAGCCGACTGAGCCAAAACCAGTACCAGTTGTTTCTGAAGAAAACTGGGAGCAGAAGTACAACACCTTAAATGGTAAGTACAATGCTGAAGTACCCAGGCTTCATGCGCAAGTTAAAGATTTGGTTTCCCAGCTTGAACAGCTGAAAACTCAAGTCAACACCAAGCCTGAAGTAAAAGAAGCTCCAGTACAGGTAGAGCGCTTAGTTACGGATGAAGACGTAGAAGCTTTTGGAAGTGACCTTATCGAAGTGCAGAGAAAGGTTGCTAAAGAAGTAGCGATGGAGTTCAGGAAAGATCTGGATCTTCTTAAAGCTGAGAATGAAAAGCTTAAAGAACAGCTTCTGAAAACCGGCAATCAAGTGGGTGAATTTACATTTGAGCAAAAACTACACAGGCTAGTTCCTGATTTTGTGCAAGTAAACGAAGACCCCCGTTGGATAAGCTGGCTTGATGAAGTAGATCCTCTCTTGCGTGCTCCCCGTCGTACTGTCGCCCAAGAAGCTTTTAGCCGAGGTGATGCTGAAGCAGTAGCGGATTATGTTGGGATGTTTAAGTCTAGCCTCCCAAAGGATTCGACTAGCGCACGGCAAGCTGAAGTTCAACGTCAAGTCCAGCCGACACGTTCTGTTGCGACACAGCAACCAGTAAGTCAAAAAGGTAAAACTTATACAACTCGAGAAATCGAGACTATGTTTACCAAGGCTACAAAGTTGCATGCGTCTCAGAAGTTCGAGGAAGCAAAAAAACTTGAAGCTGAGATTGATGCTGCTTATATGGAAGGGCGGGTAACCGCCTAATACCATGGACAGCGGCCAATCCAAACCAACTTTTCTTTTTATAGGAGGCCAAAATGGCTGCTGTTTATCCCGTTGTAGGTTCCGGTGCGTTTGACACCAACCCGTCGTACTCTGGTGCTTTTATCCCCACACTGTGGTCTGGAAAGCTCAATGCTAAGTTCTATCAGAACACCATTCTCTCTGAAGTTACCAACACTTCTTGGGAAGGCGAGCTGAAGAACCAAGGCGATACGGTCCGTATTCGTACCGCTCCTAGCATCAACATTTCTGACTACACCGTTGGCTCCAACCTGAGCTATGAAGTTCCCACCCCCATTTTTGCAGACATGCAGATCAACAAGGGTAAGTACTTCGGCGTGCAGGTCAGCGACGTTCTGGGCTATCAGTCCGACATGGACCTCATGAACATGTTCACTGAGGACGCTGCTAAGCAACTCAAGATCTCTATCGAAAACGAAGTGTTCTTTAACTCTTTCGTGACCGAGGGTCCTGTTGCTGCTAACGAAGGCGCAACCGCTGGTTCGATCTCTGCTGCGTACAACCTGGGTACTGACACCACTCCTGTGGATCAGGCTACTCCGGCTAACGTGCTGAACGCTATCCTGCGTATGTCTTCTGTTCTTGACGAGCAGAACGTTCCCGAAGATGGTCGTTTCCTCATCATGACCCCCTTCGACCGTCACCTGTTGATGCAGTCCAACATCGCTCAGGCTTACTTCACTGGCGACCAGTCCAGCACCATTCGTACCGGCAAGATCGGTATGCTTGATCGCTTCACGGTCTATGTGTCGAACCTTCTGCCCCGTGGCGCAGCTGGTAAAGCCCTTGTTGCTGGTCTGACTGATCCCGCCACTGGTGGTGCTGTTACCA